TATGTATTAAGCACAAATGGCGCAGGTGGATTAAGTTGGATTGCATCAGGTGGTGGCGGTGGTGGTGGTGCATCTATTAGTAATGGTACCAGCATTGTCGATATAGCTACATCAGGCGGTAACGTAACTACAAGTGTAGGCGGAACCGCAAATGTATTAGTTGTAACAACTACTGGTGCAAATATTACAGGTACATTAAATGTAACTGGGCAAAGTAATTTAGGTGCTGTAGGAAATGTTGTTATCACCGGCGGTACTAATGGTTATGTATTAAGCACAAATGGCGCAGGTGGATTAAGTTGGATTGCATCAGGTGGTGGCGGTGGTGGTGGTGCATCTATTAGTAATGGTACAAGTAATGTTAATATTGCCACAGTTGATGGTAATATTACAATGGGTGTTGCTGGTGTTGCAAACGTTGTTACTGTAAGCAGTAGTGGAGTTTCAGCTGCTATAAAACCTAGAATTGACACTATTGCAGACGGTACGACAGTTACTATCAATGCGGATATTACTGATCTAGCTATTCAAACTAATACACAAACGGCCGGTACATTAACTATTGCAGCACCATCAGGCACACCATATCAAGGACAAAAACTTATGTTTAGATTACAATCTACTAATGTACAAACATTTAGTTGGAATGCAGTATTTAACGGATCAACGGATTTGAATTTACCTTCAACATCATCTGGAAGTAGTAAATATGATTACGTGGGATTTATTTATAATTCAACGCAATCAAAATGGAATGTAATTTCTAAGAACTTTGGATTTTAATTAAGGAATAATACATGGAAGATACTATAAATCAAATTAATGGACAAGTACAAGTAATCTTCACAAAAGGTGAAGGTACTCAAATTTACAGAGATGCTATATGGATGACTCAGGAAGAGTATGCTAATACATCAATTGAAACAATTGAAGCAATTAAACTAGAGAGATATACTGCTTGGCATGATATGATTAATGCTGTGCCTACAGACGAAAATCCTTAATAATTAAAGAATAAAATATGGCAGACAGATATTGGATAGGCGGCAGTGGAACTTGGAATACAAGTACCACTACACGTTGGAGTGCTACTTCAGGTGGTGCGGGTGGTGCCAGTGCCCCTACAAGTGCTGATGATGTATTTTTCCCATCTGGTGGTACAGTAACTTTATCTGGTGGTGTTTGTAGGAACATGACTGTAACTAGTAGCACTACGTTTTCAGGAACAGGTGCACTTACAGTATATGGCAGTATGTCATTAAGTAGTACTACTTGGAGTGGTACAGGTACACTGACATTTAATTCAAGTACTACTAATACAGTAACTACTAATGGTATTACATTGAACTGCGATACATTAACATTTACTGGCGTAGGTACTTGGACATTAGGAAGCGCATTGAATGTTAAAGTAGCAGGTACTATAGAATTCACTAGTGGTACATTAGATTTAGCTAGTTTCACAATATCAACTGGTAAATTTAATTCTAGTAATTCAAATACACGTGCGATATTATTTGGTTCAGGGTATATTGATGTAGCATTTTCATCGAATAGTAATACTAATATTGAAATGGGAAACGGGACTAATTTTTCATGGACAGGTACCGGTGGATTCCGTTCAGTAATGTCACGTACTAGACTATTTAGTTTTGGTAATGGTGGCGGAATGAGTTCAGCCAATGCTCCTAATTTATATTTAACTAGTGGTAGTAGTGTATATGGTATTAGTAGTGGTAGTTGGTTTAATATGCTAGATTTAGGAGGTACTTCATCTACACCCGCATCTGCAACATATAATGTTAACAGTATAATATTAGGTAGCAGTACAAGTACATATCCACTTACTGTTAATGTAAGAGGTACCGGTACTTTAAATATGGGTACTAGAACTATCAATACTTTAGATATACAATCCAATGGAACTAGTACTCTTGTTAGTAATATAATTGTTAGTGGTACTACTACATTTGGTACTTCTAACCCTTCTATAATAGTACTTAATGGATATACTCTTACCACTGGTACGTTCAATTCCTCTAGTACATTGGTTCGCAGTATAAATTTTGGAACTACTAACATTGTTTCAACATCCGGCGGATTTAATATGTCGGATGTTAGAAATTTTACTTGGAGTGGTACAGGTGGAATTTGTCCCAATGCATCTGCCAGTCAGACTGTTAGTTATGGTAATAGTGCAGGTGGCTCTGCTGATAACGCAATTAATATGTTTATAACAGGTTCAGGTTCAGCATCTAGAAGGATATCATTGTCAGGTGGTAGCTGGTTTAAAACATTAAATTGCTCAGAAAATACTATACCAGTAGGTGCTACAGCCCCTTCAGTATCATCAGTATATGCAAATTCAGTAATTTTATCTAGTACAGCTGGCGCTACTACAGCTTATACAGGATTGCAAATAGATTTTTACGGTGCTACTAGTACTGTCAGTGGTAGTGGTAAACAATTATATACTTTTACTGCACCAAGTGGCGGCACAGTAACGTTAACTAGCGCATTAGCAGTTACATTATATACTCATGCAGCCAACACATTAGATTTAGCAGGGTTTACTTTAACATGCTCATTACCAACAGGTACGTTTACGTATACCGGTGGTACATTAACTTTAAATAGCGGCACCATCGCTTGTTACAATTATGTACATACTGGTCCAAATTATGTATTGGATAACGGCAGTATAACTTTTAATTCTACCTCTGGTACTTTCACACTCAATTCCGGATCTTTTACTTTAGCTGCCGGAGCCGGCGGCACTTTAGGTTCGGTTCCATTGATCACACAAAATGCAGGTACTATGATTTTAAGAAAATCATATACTATGCTAAGTGGTAGTTCAAATGGTAAATATTTATTTAATACAGGTGTATTAGATATAACTGATATTACACTATCTACACCATCTTTTTCGTCTAATAATACAAATACCCGATCTATATTATTTGGTACTGGAACTGTTAATTTAACCTATCCACTGACTTCTGGACTAACGGTACTAGATATGTCTAATATTACTAACTTTACATATACTGGTACCGGTGGATTTACTGTACAAACTGACCGAGTTAGAGTTATAACTTTTGGTAATGGTGGAGGTGCCTCAATCGCTAATGCCCCAAAACTAGTGTTAACTGGTAGTTCAAGTTCACCTGATATTTCAGCAGGTAGTTGGTTTAATACAATTGATACTACTGGATCTACTGCTACTATTACAGGCACAAACTTAAATATTAGGTCATTAAATCTAGGTACTAGTGCTACACATAGTACTATGAGTTTTAATATAGTAGACTCAGGTGGAACAATATCAGGTAATGGCAGAACATTTAGCTCTTTAAATATTAATCCAACTACTAGTGGTGATATTACAATAACAAGTTCTACTGTAATGTCCGCTACTTGTACTTTTGCAACATCTAATCCTTGTGGATTAGTCTTAAATGCAGATTTAACAGTTGGGTCATTTAGCTCAAGTTCTAATTTAGTTAGAAGTATTAATTTTGGTACATCATACATTATAACTACACAGGGTAGTATTAGTATGAGTGATGCTACTAATTTTACATGGACAGGTACAGGGGGGTTTAAAGGCACACAAGCCGCTACCGGTACTGTTAGTTTTGGTAATAGTAGCGGTGGATCTGCTTCTAATGCTATCAAACTGTATTTTAATGCAGGAACGAATGATCCAACTATAAGTGCAGGTAGTTGGCTTGATACATTAAGCTTTATAGGTACAACTGGAGATCCTATAGCCGGTGGTGCCGGTCCTTATGTTAGAGTATTAGAGTTAGGTACTGGACCAATATTTACTAGTTTTAATGTTACTATGTATGGTACTGGTACCATTTCTAATAGTAATAGTGGAAAACTTATTAATAATTTATACCTAGCAACAGGTGCATCAATTACATTACAAGCGGACTTCTATACTGCTCAACCATACACTCATATAGCTAATACTACATTAAATTTTAATGGTTATATATTTAATACAACTGGTGCAATTACAGTCAATGGAGGAAGTTTAATTAATTTTGGTACTACCGCATGTACTACTTTCACTGTAAACAACGATACCAGTGTTACTGTCAACAGCGGTAGTTTAAATCCTACTACATCTATTGTAATTAATTCAGGAAGCTTTACTTTAGGTGCATCAGGCTCGTTAGGTACAACTTTTACAACTTTCACACATACTGCAGGTACGGTTACCTTTCTAAAATCATATTCTATGAATACGTTGTCTACTTATTCATTTAGTTCAGGTACACTAACAGTTGATGGGTTTACTTTATCCGTAGGTATATTTAGTTCTAATAATAGTAATGTACGTACTATTAATTTTGGTACTGGTATAATTAATGCATATTATAGCACTAGTGGTAGTAATGTAATAAATATGTCTAATATTACTAACTTTACATATACTGGTACCGGTGGATTTACTGTACCCGCAGATAGATCACGTACTGTTACTATGGCCAACGGCGGCGGTGGTTCTTCTACTACTGCACTCAATTTGACTATTACTGGTACGAGTGGTGTAATATCATTGGCTAGTGGAAGTTGGTTTAATATCTTAGACTTTGGTAGTACAAGTTTTGCTATAGGAACATCTACTACTTTAAATTGTAATACTTTATATCTATCGGGTGGTCTTAGTAGTACCAATCTTTTAACTTTTAATATACTAGGTACAGGAAACATTAATCTTGGTGGTAAAACAATTGGTCCATTAACAATTAATCATTCCGGTACAAGTACTTTTACTGGTTCGGGCGGATGCTCATCATTAACACAAACATCTGGTGATATAAACTTTGCTACTAATAGTTTAACAAGTACAGGGACCATTACTTTCACATCCGGTATATATTCTAATATAGGTACTCTTAGTTGCACTACATTTACATTAGGTGCAACATTTGAGTTAACTAGTGGAACACTAACAGCAAGTACAAGTTTTGTGATTGATTCAGGATCATTTACTTTTACAGATGGTACATTTACTGCTACCCCTACTTTTACTCATAATGCCGGTACTGTAACATTTGCAAAAGCATATGCAATGACTGCGACCGGAACATATACATTCAATGCTGGTAATTTAATACTAACCAGTGTTAATTTAACAACAGGTATATTCAGTTCAACTAATAGTACTGCCCGCTCAATTGATTTTGGCACTGGTAATATTGTATTAGCACATTCTACAGCAGGACAAACTGTTCTTAACATGGCAAATGCTACTAATTGTACCGTGACTGGTACTGGCGGATTTACTGCAGAAGCTAATGTTACTAGAACATTTACATTTGGTACTACAGGCGGTTCATATTCAAATGCACCTAGTTTAACACTAACTGGTACAGGCACTGCAATTGCAACACTTACATCTGGTAGTTATTTTAATAATTTAAGTTTTGGTACTACTGCATTTACTTTAGCAACCACCTCACTAAATCTTAATGGATTAACATTATCTAGTAGTGGAACATATACTGGATTATCAATTACTATGCGTGGTACAGGTACAGTTACTAGTAACGGAAAAACTATAGCAGCCGTTGTTACTAACTCACCGGGAACAACTACATTAGGTAGTAATTTAACATGTAGTACTTTTACACAAACTACAGGTACAATAGATTTTGCTAATTATACATTAACATGTTCAGGTGCCTTTAGCTCTACAACTGGTACATTATTAAATGTTGGTACTGTAGCATCTTCTTCATTTAGTACAGGCGCAGATTTAACATTTGGTGCCAACGCATCAGTAACATCTACTAGCTTAAATTTAACAGGTGGTACATTTACATATGATACTGGAAATCTTAGCACATTAACTACATTTACACAGACGGGCGGCAATTTAGTACTGTCAGCTAATTTGACATTAATAAGTAGTTGTACCTATGCATTAAATGAAGGTAACTTAAATTTAAATGCAAGAACATTAACGTTGGGTTATGTAAGTTCAACTGGCACTGGATCTAGGTCTATAACAGGTACGGGTGGTACAATTACAGTTGGTTATGCTTGGACAGTAACTTCGGGAGCTGGATTCACTGGCTCTGGGTACAATATAAACATGTATAATCCTGATGTAAAAACATTTGCTGGTGGCGGAGGCACATATGGTACTTTGATACAAGAAGGTGTAGGTGCTTTAACTATTACTGGTTCTAATACGTTCCAAGATATTCAAATAAGTCCTAACATGATAAATAACGACTTATTCCAAGCAGCATTTACTACTCCGGGTACGTATTCATGGGTAGTACCTGCTGGTGTATTGAATGTCTGTGTAGTATGTATCGGAGGCGGCGGAGGAGGAGATTATGCTGGTTACGGTCCCCCTGGAGCATATCACAATGGTGATGGTGGCGGTGGCGGTGGATTAGGTTGGAAAAACAACATAGCTGTCACACCAGGACAATCATATACTGTTGTTGCAGGAGCAGGCGGCACTAGCAACTTAGCAGGGGGCGATAGTTATTTTGTCAGTCCTGCAACTGTTAAAGGTGGCGGTGGTATGATGGGATATCAGAATAGAGCCGGTGGAACATACGTGGGCGATGGTGGTGGCAATGGCGGTATAGGTGGTACTGGTGGTGGCTGGGGTTCAGGTGCATCAGGTGGTGGTGGCGCAGGCGGTTACGCAGGCAACGGCGGTGCTGGCGCAGGATTCTCTGGTTCAGGCACACTAGGACCTGAACCCGGCGCAGGATCAGGTGGCGGTGGTGGCGGTGGTGGTGCTACAGCCGGTGTTAGTAATGGATCTTATGCATCAGCCGGAGCTGGTGGTGGCGGTGTAGGTTCATTTGGTCAAGGCACAAATGGTGCTCCTGGATCTAACGCACTTATAACAGGTGGTGGCGGTGGCTCATATGTTTCACCTAGCTCTCAAGGCACACAAGGCGGAACAGGCTCACCGTTTCAATTCCAAGCTGTATTACCCGGAGCTAATGGTGGTAACTATGGTGGCGGCGGTGGCGGCGGTGGCGCATTCCAATATCAATCAGCAGCCGGCGGTACCGGTGGCGGTGGAATAGTACGTATTATATGGGGTAGTGGTAGGGCATTCCCATCAACAAATACAGGTGATATATTCTAAAGGAATAACCCATGACACAATACGCAACAACTATTACCTTTGAAGCAGGTTCTACTACTACAATTACTAACTTCACTATGACAGGAGAATCCGGTGCACCTGTAACTATTAATAGCTCTGTTTCGGGTACTCAATTTACATTGACTAAACCTACAGGCACAGCTAACGTAAATTACTTAAGCATACAAGATAGTAATGTATCATCTGCTTTCTTTTCTAATTTAACTTCTACTGATCTTGGTAACAATAATGGATGGAACTTTACAGCACCGTCTGTAGTACAAGGTAACTTTTCTTCTTTCTTTTAAGTAACAAAGTTAGCTATCTTTTAATTTTAGATAAGTAGTTATCTAATGAATACATTTCAATCGTCTTACGACAATAGATTACAATCTTGGTATAATTTACGCAATCAAATCAAAAACTTTGATTTAAGTCAACAATGTGTGGAAATAGATAAATGGTGGCAATGTGCGCCATTAATCAATCACTATCTTCACCCAACTGATTTACCCAATTGGCCTGGTCCTTGGGAACTTTTGGTAGAAAACACCTATTGTCCACTTGCAAGAGGTCTAGGAATGTGTTATACTCTATTATTAATGAATATTACTGACATAGAATACGTTTTGGCTAAGGACATTGATAGCAATGAAGTACCATTAGTATTGGTAGACAACGCAAAATATATACTTAATTACTGGCCTGATACGGTGATAAGTAATAATCTACAAGAATTTAATATAGTAAGCAAATTAGATATAACAACAATTAATAATAAGATAGGGTAAAAATGAAAATATACGTCACTAAGAGAAATGGGACAAAAGAACCATTAATGTTAGAAAAATGGCAAGCGCAAGTGGCAAAGATATGTGTAGGAATAGCTGATGTTAGCCCTTCAATGGTAGAGATTAAAAGTCAATTACACTTCTATGATGGAATTTCAACTACAGAAATTGATGGAATTACGTTACGTGCGGTTGTAGACTTAATAGATGTAGAAAACAATCCAGACGTAGGTCATACAAACTATCAATATGTAGCAGGTAAACAAAGATTATCAATGCTACGTAAAGATGTGTATGGTAACTATGAGCCTCCCCGTCTTTATGATATTGTAGTAACTAATGTTGCTACAGGATTATATACTCCAGAGCTACTAGAATGGTACAGTGAAGAAGATTGGAACAAGATGGACGACATGCTTGACCATTCTAAGGACGAACAATATAGTTATGCCGCCATTGAACAATTGATTGAAAAATATCTAGTAAAAAATAGATCAACAAAACAAACATATGAAACACCTCAAGTTAGATACATGGTTGCAGCCGCTACAGTCTTTCATAATGAAGAACCTAATAGTGCCCGCATGCGTTATATTAAAGAATATTATAATGCAGCCAGTGATGGCTTGTTCACTCTTGCTACTCCTGTTCTCGCTGGTCTTGGGACTCCTACTAAACAGTTTAGTAGTTGCGTACTTATCCGCAGTGACGATGATCTGGACAGTATATTTGCTAGCGGAGAAATGATGGCAAAGTATGCTAGCAAACGTGCTGGCATTGGTTTAGAAATAGGACGACTACGACCATTAGGTAGTCCTATTCGTGGTGGCGAGATTATGCACACCGGCATGATACCATTCTTAAAGAAATGGTTCGGCGATTTACGTAGTTGCAGTCAAGGAGGTATTCGCAATGCAAGTGCTACTGTATTCTATCCTATATGGCATCATCAGTTTGATGATCTTATCGTACTTAAAAACAATCAAGGAACAGACGAAACTAGAGTCAGGTTCATGGACTATGGGGTTGTTCTTAGCGCATTCTTCTGGAGAAGATTCAAAAACAAAGAACAAATAACATTCTTTGATCCAAACGAAGTACCTGATCTTTATCAAGCATTCTATAGTAATACAGAATTGTTTGAAGAATTATACGTTAAATATGAAAAACGTAAAGACCTGAGAAAGAAAACAATGTCGGCTGAAGAAGTATTCAAGTCAGGCATATTAAAAGAACGAACAGATACAGGTCGTATTTACTTAGTGTTCGTTGATAACGTAATGAAACAGGGACCATTTGATCCTGAATATCATACAATTTACCAGAGTAACTTATGCTGTGAAATTCTTTTACCTACTAAATCCTTTAAACGTCTGGATGACAGCGATGGTCGTATCGCTCTTTGCACATTGGGCAGTATTAATTGGGGTGCGTTCCGTAACCCAGAAGATATGCGCCGTGCTTGTCGCATACTGCATCGTAGCCTCAATAACATTCTTGACTATCAAGACTTTCTATCCATTCAATCTAAATTATCAAACGATGAAATCAGACCTCTTGGAATTGGAATCACTAATCTTGCCTACTGGCACGCCAAGCGAAGTCTCAAGTACGGAGAAAAAGACGCATTGGCTGAAGTCAAGACGTGGATGGAACACTTATCCTTCTACTTAACTGAAGCAAGTGTAGAACTAGCACAAGAACGTGGACGATGTGAACATAGTGATAAAACACGTTATGGTCAAGGTATATTTCCCTGGGAGTTACGTGCTAAAGGTGTTAATGAATTAACAAACTTTGAACCTGAATTGAATTGGGAAGGATTACGTGCTATGATGCGTAGTCATGGTGTCCGTAATGCTACACAAATGGCAGTGGCTCCTGTAGAATCTAGTAGTGTAGTTATCAATAGCACTAATGGTATTGAAATGCCAATGAGTTTAATTTCAGTTAAAGAAAGTAAAGCAGGAAGTTTTGTACAAGTTGTCCCAGAATATCATAAGTTGAAAAACAAATATCAATTGATGTGGGATCAAAAAGATTGTGACGGGTACTTAAAGACAGCGGCTGTGATTGCAGCCTATGTTGATCAAAGCATAAGTACTAATACGTTTTATAATCCAGCACATTTCCCTGAGAGAAAAGTCCCAACAACATTGATTGCTAAGAACTTGATGCAGGCACATGTGTGGGGATTAAAAACATTCTACTATAGCTTGATTAACAAAGCAGGTAGTAAGAGTCAAGATGAAACTGTATTAGATTTGCCAAGTGGCTTTAATGATATGGATGAAGAAGATTGCGAAGCTTGTAAGCTTTAAGGAAAAACAATGTCAAAACAACAATACAACTTACACACTAAGACAGATTATTTGAATAGAAAAATGTTTTTGGACCCGGAAGGTCCCGTAACCATTCAAAGGTTTGAGGAGGTGAAATATAAAAAGATTGCAGACTTTGAAACAACGGCACGTGGTTTCTTCTGGGTTCCAGAAGAGATTTCATTAACCAAAGATGCCAATGATTTCAAAGATGCATCAGATGCGGTTAAACATATCTTTACTAGTAATCTGTTACGTCAAACAGCACTAGATAGTTTACAGGGTAGAGGTCCAACTCAAGTGTTTACTCCGGTAGTATCCTTACCTGAACTAGAAGCATTGATGTTTAATTGGGGATTTTTTGAATCAAATATTCATAGTAGGTCATACAGTCACATCATTCGTAACATATATAATGTACCCAAAGATGTATTCAATACAATACATGATACAAAAGAGATTGTTGACATGGCAAGTAGTGTGGGTCTTTACTATGATGAACTACATAAAGTTAACTGTCGCAAAGAGTTAGGGCAAGATGTAAACGAGAAAGAACACATCAAAGCAATTTACATGGCATTACATGCTAGTTACGCATTGGAAGCATTTAGATTTATGGTATCATTTGCTACTAGTTTAGCAATGGTTGAGAACAAAATCTTTATTGGTAATGGTAACATTATCAGTTTAATTCTCCAAGATGAATTGTTACATAAAGGCTGGACTGCTTACCTTATTAATCAAGTTGTAAAAGAAGATAGTCGTTTTGCACAAGTTAAATCAGAATCCGAAGTTGAAGTCTATCAACTATACCTAGATGTTATTAAAGAAGAAAAAGACTGGGCTGATTATCTATTTAAGATGGGCCCTGTTATTGGATTAAATGCAACAGTATTAAAAGACTTTGTAGATTATACGGCCGTAGGTGCATTAAAAGAAATTGGCATACGATATAATAGTCCATCGCCAAAGAGTACACCTATTCCTTGGTTCAATAAACATAGTGACACAAGTAAGAAACAATCTGCATTGCAGGAAACTGAATCAACAAACTACGTTATAGGAGTAATGAGTGAATCATTAGACTATGATGACTTACCAAATATTTAAGGAGAATAAAATGAAGGCAATTATTTGGTCAAAGTACCATTGTCCCTACTGCGATCAAGCAAAAGCATTGTTGGGTCAACGAGAGATACCGTTTGAAGAAAAGAAAATCGGAGACGGATATACAAAAGAAGAACTATTAGAAGAAATTCCATCAGCTAGAACAGTACCACAGATTATAATTGATGGACAATTAATCGGTGGATTCAATGAACTTAAACAATTTTTAACAAAGGCAGCGTAATGCAAATATCAATACAACCAAACACAGTGTACACATTTAAGCTTAATTCCGGCGAGGAATTAATTGCAAAAGTAATTCAAGCAGGTAGTGAGTTTATTCAGATTGAAGAACCAGTATCTATTGCACCAAGTCAACAGGGTATGCAAATGATTCCAAGTATCTTTACCGCAAATCCGAAGGGTGAATTTAAGCTAAATACTACTAGTGTTGCAATGTATGCAGAGACAGATGATAACATCAAAGACAAGTACCTAGAAGCAACAACTGGCATTAAGGTACCTAGTAAAAAAATTGTATTGGGATAAAATGGCAAAACTAAGTCGTGTAGGTGATACAAATCAAGAAGGTGGCGCAATAATGCGTGGTGCCGATACTGTATTTGCTAATGGAATTAAAGTAGGGCTACATGTTAGTCAGATTACCCCACACGCTCCTTGGGCTAGAAAACCCCATCCACCTCATAAAGCGGCAACAACTACAGATGGTAGTCCAACTGTGTTTTGTGAAGGTGTGCCAGTACTCAGAGTAGGGTCAGGAAACAGTTGCGGTCATAGTATCGTACAAGGTAGTCCTGACGTTTTTGTTCCATGAGCGATACAGGAAAACAAAGCCCGTTAGGTGTTAATACATTAAGTTCACTATTACAAAATATTGGATTTAATATTAATCCTATTATGATAACCTTTACAGGCTCTAGTACCAGTGTAACATCTGCTACTCAATTAGGTAAAATTGTTAATGAAACTTGTTTAAGATTACTTACATATTCAATTAATGATGCGTACGGTAGAGGACAAGTTAATAGTACAACCTATAATAATTTAATATCTATTGGGGCAAGTAGTATTCCTGCATTAGGTAATAGTCCACCATCAACATTTGATTGGACTGGATATCCTAACTGGGCCAGTAACTATACATATACAAATGAAGTAACACGTTGGGGTTATGTAAGATTGTTTGCATTACAAGGATATAATGAATTTAATTACAATAGTGGACTATCAGCCGATAGTGGAGCATACAAAGACTTTTTATCAGGCTTTATGTCATCTTATAGTTTTATTGAATCTAGTAATGATGCTATATTAGCAGTAAATAACTCACAAGAATTTTTAGATGGTACATATAGTAATATGAACGATTTAATAACAGGTGATATTGCCGGTGTAAGTGTAGCAACTACAGTATTTGGACAAGATTTACT